ACCCATAACCATCAATGAACCATCAATAGAACCATCAGGTAACCATCAAAAGAAAAAACGCGAGGTTCATCCTTTTGAATTGCCAGACTGGATTCCTGCCGAAACATGGGCTGCGTTCATGATGGCCAGAAAAGCCAAAAAAGCAGCAAGCACAGATTTCGCTCTCGGTTTGATTTTGAAAGACCTGACCAAATTCAAGAATTCCGGTCATGACCCGGCTGACATTCTTGAGCGGTCAATCAGGGGTGGCTGGTCGGACGTGTACGAGCCGAAACAGCGTGCCATAGAACCCGGATCGGCGGCAACCAAAACACCCAACAAGCAGCAAACCCTGGAAGCCAGAAACAGGGCTGTTGCCGAAGAAATGATTGCTGAATTCAATGCAAAAAATGGAGCCTAAATTGAAACAGTCTGAGTACCCCGAATTTGTACGTTTGCTGTCCGATGTGCTTGCCTACTACCGGCAAGATGCCAGCAAATTCACCACGTCGCTGTTTTGGGGTGCTTGCCAAAACTTTGAACTTGAGCAGGTCGAAAAGGCGCTTAACGCTCACGCCATGGATGCTGAGAAGGGCGTATTCCCGCCCAAAGTGGCCGATATTGTGCGTGTGCTATCTGGCACAGTGACCGACCGCGCCGCATTGGCATGGGGCAAGGTGCTGGAGGCCATGAGCTGTGTCGGTGCTTACACCGATGTGGTGTTTGACGACCCAGCTATTCACGCTGCGATTGAAGACTGTGGCGGCTGGGTGAAGATTTGCCGCAGCCAGACAGAGGAACTGAGCTACTTGCAACACAGGTTTTGCCAGTCGCACAAAGCCTACACCGGGCGCGGCCAGTTTGAGTACCAACGCCGATTGATCGGTGATCGCTCACCCGACCACGAATACGCCACCCGAGGCATTCCACTGCCCAAACCCGCTGTCGTGGGTGATGTGGAAAAAGCCCGACTTGTTTACCGTGCTGGCAATGTAGGTGGGAAAACCGCCATTGGCTTTCACGCGCTTGAATCGTTGTCCATGTCACCTGTCAACAAGATGTTGGAGGCCGCATGACACCCACGCAAGCCCACGAAATCCTAAACCGTTGGATGTATGGAATCGAACACTACAGCGCATCCACTATCAATGCTGCACTCATGGCAACCGGCGATCTTGCGCCAGAACTTGATTAATCACATCATGAAAATACGAATCAAAGATGAAGCCTATGCCCGCCATGCACTGCGCGAATACAACATGCTGATGCCTTGGCTGATGCTCAACGATGGCATACGCGAAGCGCTGAAGGGCGAGAAATGACATGCGCACCATGCACTTATTTGCCGGAATCGGAGGCGGATTGCTTGCAGACCTCATTCTTGGACACAAACCAATCTGCGCAGTCGAATGGGAACCTTATGCCTGCAAAGTCTTGCGCGAAAGAGCCGCAGACGGATGGTTCCCCGACTTGCATGTGTGGGAAGGGGACGTCAGGCTGTTTGATCCATCCGAGTACGCCGGACAAGTGGATTGCATCCATGCGGGCTTCCCTTGTCAAGACATTAGCGTCGCTGGAAAGCAGGCAGGTGTATCTGAGGGAACCAGATCAGGCCTTTACCGAGAAGTATTGCGCATCGCTGGCGTGGTACGACCAAAGCAGTTGTTCCTGGAGAACGTATCAGCAATCCTTTCTAACGGACTCGGAACCGTACTCGGAGACCTGGCCGCGCTGGGGTATGACTGCCGGTGGCTCTGCATTCGCGCATCCGATGTCGGAGCGCCGCATCACAGAGATAGGTGGTTTGCATTGGCCCACTCCGACAGCGACAGAACATATGGGGGGCGGGAGTGCGAAATTAGGAATTCAAGCCATGACAAACCAAAAGCGACCAAGCGGAGAAACGATGTCATTCAAGTTGAGGGATGCTGTGAAAGTATGGCCGACACCAACAACCCACAACCACAAGGAAACCGGAGCGCCGTCGCAGATGAACAGGAACACGGTGCAGCTCGGGGATTTGATGGGCGGGTGGCTGAACCCGAACTGGGTGAGTTGGCTGATGAATTTCCCAATAGGCTGGGCTGGTTTGACATTGAGCCAAACATCGGGCGAGTCGCAACCGGCATCAAAAACAGAGTCGGCCAACTCAAAGGTTACGGCAATGCCCAGGTGCCGCTCCAAGCAGCCGCAGCCTATCGATTGCTTGGAGGTGCCTAAATGAACATCATCATTCGTTTGCCTTTCCCGCCAGCCGAACTCTCGCCAAATCGCAAGAACGGAAAATTTTGGGGCAGCACAATCAAGGCGAAGAAGTCGCAGCGTGAAGACGCTTTCTACGCCACGAAACAGGCTGCCAATGGATTTAAACCGCCAGATGGATACATACCCATTAGCTTGCTTTTCCTAACGCCTGATGCGCGTCACCGTGATTTAGACAACCTGCTGGCAAGCGCTAAAAGCGCAGTTGATGGCGTGGCCAGTGCGCTCGGGATTGATGATTCACGATTCAAGCCAATTCTGATTGATTTTGTTCGTGGCCCTGACAAGGTAGGCGCAATGATTTGTGCTGTGAATGTAGCTATGACGCAAGCAATGGAGGTGATGGCATGAAGCAAGTCTTTATCTTGCGTAACGAAGCCATTCGCCGCCGTGCGATGGAAAGCGTCTGGAATGCCCCAGATAACTACAAGCTGGTGATAAGCGAAGAGGTTAGGAGCCTTGAGCAAAATTCGCGTTTGTGGCCAAGCCTGACGGAAATCAGCAACCAGGTGATGTGGTATGGCCGCAAGTTGTCGCCGGACGACTGGAAACATGTGTTCACATCAAGCATGAAGAAGATGGATGTGGTGCCGAATCTGGAAAACACCGGGTTTGTGGCGCTCGGTCTGTCAACAAGCAAGATGAGCAAGCGTGAGCTATCCGATTTGCTTGAACTTGTCTATGCGTTTGGTGCAGAGCATGGCGTGGTGTTTAAAGACCTGGAGGCTGCATGAAGTACGAGATGCCCCACAAATCAGACCAGCAAAAGCTATGGGGCGCTGTGGTCGAACTGCCGTGCCAGCGGTGCGGTGCCCACGGGGTACAGGTGGCCCACAGCAATTCGCAGGTGGACGGAAAAGGCATGGGCCTGAAAGCGCGGCCATGGAAGGTAGCAGCACTTTGCCCATCCTGCCACACCGAGATTGACAGCGGCAAGGCCATGAGCAAGACAGAGCGCCGAGAAGCATGGGTTGACGCCCACATTAAAACCATCAGTGAGCTTTTTTCATCAGGAAGGATTCGGCCAACATGAGCAGAAAACACTGCAAACGAAAAATATGGGCTACAAAAGGCTTTGACGCGGTATCCCACGCTATCGCTGGTGCATGTATCACCAACAAGGCAAGCCTGGACGCGTTGCAAATCCGTGAGCTATCAGCCGTTGAAAGTATCACACATGGCCGCGGCACGGTGCAAGACTGGCGCGACTTGGCTGATGTGATCAACCTGTGCGAAACAGCGGCCAAGATGGGCATTGGCCCTGAGTCATTGCCAGCATGCGCGAAGGCACAGGAAACGCTACTACAGGCCGCGCACCGCTACGAGACGACCGGGCGCATGGGATTGACTGGCGAAGGCATTGCCGCGCTGCGTGATGTGATTGAGTACCACCACTTGCAGCGTCAATCGATACCGAGAAGCCAGTACGAGGAAATCATTCGTAAGACGGCATGGCGGATTCGCTCACATGCGCCGGAGGTGGTTGAGGTATGAGCGCCTACGGCTGTAAAAACAGAGCGCCACTGCGCACCCAAGTCGTCGTTCAATCCGGACACTTCATGGATGGCTACACGCGCACTCCAAAGATTATCAGCATTCCCGACCCCATGACAAAAGACTGCCAGTACAGCAAAGATGATAAGTACAACGACTCAGGGTGCGTTGGCTGTGTGCATAAACAAGAAAGACGCGTATGACAACCGACGAAATCAAAGCCATGCGCCAAGAGCTTGAGTGCGCGATTTACACCGCATGCAAGGACTTCCATCGCCTTACAGATGTGTGTGTTACTGAAATTCGCGTTGAAACCGTGCAGCATTACCCACTGGATGCAAACAAGCCATATCAAATCACAACTGGTGTAACAGTGGTGCTGGAAAGCCTATGACCTACTTCAATCATGAAAACGTAATGCCAAGAACAAAGGTATATGACGTGGACACCAATCAGGAAATAAAGCAGGTTGTCCACATCGAAACCGACACCGGCTATCTCGAATATCACCCGGTTCCGTTTGAGATTGTTTTGAATCAGTTTGTATCGACCAAATCCATGCGCTACAGGGCAATTTACCCCATTTATGGTGGCAGCGACATTCCGTGCTTATTTCACTGTTATGGGAGACTGAATTGACGCTTGAAAGCTGGCAATACCAAGACCCAATGATTGTGCTTGAACAAAAGCAAGCACAACAAATCCGCAGAACCGGGAAGTGTGGCAAGTGCGACCACTACGCTGCGCTGCAAATCGGCAACGAGACGCACCACGGCTGCACGCTCAAGCGGCGCAACTGGCAGGCATGCACATTTTTCCAGCAAAAAGGCAAAACATGACTGAAACAGCAAGTATCGATGAGCAGTACACCAGCGCAACCAACACGTCAAACATGCGCGTGGAGGCTGACCGGCGCGGTGATGCCGATTTGGTGATTGCCGCCGGGTGGAGCAATTCGCGCCTGGGCATGACGTTGCTTCGGCTTCATACGCGCATCACCAATGGCGGACTATCAGACGCCCACGAGCAGTTGACAATCTATGCGACACGGTGCCGAATAGAATCGCCTGATGTAGTGGCTAGCGGCGTGCTGGCGTGGTTCCTTGACCACATCTGCCCTACTTGCCATGGCCGCAAGTTTGACTCGATACCGGGCACGCCTTCGCTATCAGCTATTGAGTGCCCGAAGTGCCATGGTACGGGAGAGGTGCGATTGCCGCATGGGGAGGCTGGCAGGAAGGTTGCTAATCACATCGATAAGTGCATTTATGAGGCAAGGTTTTCATTGAAAACGAGACTTAGGTCGGAAAATATCGAATATAAGAATGAAAAATTGCGTCGAGAATAAAAAATTCTTTCAATTGACGGAAAAAAGCGCTAAAATTACGGAGTAACAAAATCAAAACGATCCTATCAGATTGATTACCTGGTGGGTGGAAGACCTAGAGGCAAAACCGCCTCCGCAAGAGGGCATAAACGCATGATGACCTTGGCTCTTAGTTAACTCCAAGCTCCCGCGATAAGGGATGCACCGCCAAGGTATCAGCCGTTTGGTGAAAGCCTAAAAGAGTCCGTCCAAAGACGTGGTGACAGTGTGGTTCACTCCATTGGGCACACAAGCAGGGTAGAGCCTGACAAGCGAGGGGATGAAAGCGATCCCCTTCCATATTCTGGATGCGTATGTGATTAAAGAGGCCACTCGGACTGTAAACCCGAAGTCAAAAGCTCTATAGGCGCGATACCTATAGCGTTCACCAAACACAGCGCAGGGTACGCAACACATAGAGTGCTACACACCACGGGACTGGCAACCCCCCTAACAGCCTCAATTAGCCTTATATACACTGATCTCCTTAAGCCAGCATGACGAATCAGGCTGGCTTCTTTTCGCCCGTCATTACCGCCAGCTTGAGGCGGTGCGCCACGGGTTCAAATGGCGCAATACATCCAACGCGAGCACCGGCGTGATCAAGTGGGCGACAAGAGCAACCCGCAGGCCGAAAGGCTAGGCTTATGCGGGTATCAACCAAATACAAGGAAACCCATGAAGCTTACAGTGAAGCAAGAGGCTTTCTGTCTGGCCTACATGGAGACAGGTAACGCAAGCGAAGCCTATCGACGTGCATACAACGCAGGAAAGATGAAGCCCGAAAGCATTTGGGTAAACGCGGGACAATTGCTTGAAAACACCAAGGTCGCACTACGGGTTGCTGAACTACAAGCAAAAGCAGCCGAGCGAAGCGCGATAACAGTGGATGATCTGATTACTGAGCTTGAAGAGGCCCGCATCATGGCGGCTACTGGCGAGAAGTCGCAACCGTCTGCAATGGTGGCCGCAACGATGGGCAAAGCCAAGCTGCTTGGGTTCGATGTGCAAAAGGTGGACGCGACTATCAACGCCAATACCTATTCATTCGAGGTGCGCAGAGCAGGGTCTGAATTGTGAGCATCAAGCTCTACCTGACCGAGCCGCAGGAAAAGTTTGTTTTCTCTACCGCGCCACACCCTGCAATGGTGGCAGGTTACGGTGCAGGCAAGTCACAGGCAGGCGTTATCCGCATTCTGTTGCGTGCCATGCAGTATCCAGGCATGAGCTTCGCATTCGTGGAGCCTAGCTATGACCTGGTGCGCCTGATTGCATGGCCGCGCTTTGAAGAGATTCTCGATTCGTGGGGTGTTAAGTACACACTCAACAAATCCGAGTCGGTCATGGTGCTGGCGAACGGCTCCAAGATCATTTTCAGGTCAGCCGACAATCCGGCGCGTCTGGTTGGTTTTGAGGTCGCTGATGTGTTGATTGACGAAGCCGATGTGCTGAGCGAGAAAGACGCTGAACAGGTGTGGGTCAAGATGATGGGACGGGCGCGTCAAAAGAAGCCAGACTGCGCTATCAACACGGTGGCGTGTGTATCCACACCCGAGGGGTTCAAGTGGCTTTACAACACGTTTGAGAAGAATAGGAAGCCTGGTTACGAACTGATTAGAGCGCCCACCATGAGCAACCCGTATCTGCCTGTAGGCTATATGGATCAGCTCAAAGCGGCGTATCCGTCTAGCCTTTTGATGGCGTACACCGAGGGATTTTTTGTCAATCTCACATCTGGCAGCGTTTATCCAGAGTTTGACCGCGCCCTAAACGCAACAAATGAAACGGTTAAGCCAGGAGATGCGCTGCACTGCGGCCTCGACTTCAACGTTGGGCACATGGCGTGCGTCATCCACGTCCTGCGCGGAGATGATCCTTACGCAGTGGCAGAGCTAACCGATGCGCTAGATACGCCTGCCATGATTGCGCTACTGAAGCGTGATTACAGTGGCCACCAGATCAACATTTACCCGGACGCATCCGGCCAGAATCGCAAGAGCAACAACGCCAGCGAGTCTGATTTATCGCTGTTACGTGCCGCAGGTTTTCGCGTGTGCGTGAATGCAGCTAACCCGCGTGTCAAAGATAGAGTGCTATCAGTCAACGCGATGATCCACAAGGACGGCGTAAGGCGCTATCGTGTGAACCCTGAGAAGTGCCCGCAGCTTGTCGAATCGTTAGAAAAGCAAGCCTACGATAAGTTCGGAGAGCCTGACAAATCAGGCAACCTTGACCACGTTTTAGACGCAATGGGATACCTCATCGTTTACCGGTACCCGATTGTCAAACGCACCGCCACCGTAAGCCAACTTCGCATCTAACCCGCAACAACCCAACACAACCGCCCATCGAGGCGGTTTTTTACGTCCCCAACATGCTCAAAATCAACGAACTCTCACAGGAAGCGACCGCCATGCGCCCAAGATGGTCGGTGGTCGAAGCCCTGATGGGGGGGACGTGGGCGATGCGTGCTGCACGTGAGCAATACCTACAGCGCTGGCCGCAAGAAGACCAGGCCAGCTACGACTATCGGCTGCAAACATCGACGCTATTCAATG